ACTCATATGCATATTCTGGGTCTTTCATTATATATGGTTCTGCTTCTGGAAATCTGCCTTCTATTACATATCTAGCATACCAATATGCAGAATATGGATCTTTCATTATATATGGTTCTGCTTCTGGCCATCTGCCTTTTTTTCTTATATCCCTAGCATACATATATGCATATTCTGGACTCTTCATTATATATGGTTCTGCTTCTGGCCATTCATCTTGTATTGCATCCATAGCATACAGATATGCATATTTGGGGTCTTTCATGATGTATGGTTCTGCTTCTGTCCATTCACCTGTTAGTCTTGCTTCTTCATATGCGAATCCTGGGATTTCAAACCTATCTTTATAGCCATATAATGTCTCTGGGTTTGTGTGTTTGCTGTATAAGTCCATCATTATATTTAGTTTGCGGACGCATGAATAAATATTATACATACTGAAACAAAAGGAGTATGATATGTTCACATGGATCGCCAAACGATATGCAATGGCAAAAATCAAAGCATTTATCGCAAGAAAAATAGTCAAACGCATACAACGTAAATATAATTTAAGTTCACAATACAAACAATCATTTACAATGGCACACGATGTTGATTGGCAAAAGATTAATAGATATGCAGAATTGGCAAAATTAGCATATGCAGATAAAATAGATGACATTAAGCAAGCATATCCAAACCAGGTATATGTGAATGAAATTAAACAAATTCGATATTTTTTACTAACGAATCGAGGTGAAAAAACCTATACTATCTCTATTCGTGGTACTAGTAATATCAAGAATGCTATGCAAGATATTAAATTTGACAAGGATTGGTCAACCAGATTGCAATGTAAGGTGCATAGTGGGTTTCATGGGGTAGCAGAACGAATTTTTGCTGATTTAAGAAGGTTAATGGCTGACGCATCATACGCTATTAATATAACTGGACATTCATTAGGTGGTGCAGAAGCAGTTATAGTAGGTGCATATTGTTATCAAGCCGGATTAAATGTTAATGAAATAATCACATTCGGTCAGCCGAAAGTATTTGATCGTGATGGTATATTTAAATGGGAACATTTGCCACTAACAAGGGTAGTTAATGAAACCGATGTAGTACCATTAGTTCCACCAGTTGAATTATTGTATATGTTTAAACGATATAGGCACTTTGGCAAAATGATTAAGTTAGTCAATGATGAGTATTATTGTTTCTTAGAACCAGCACAGGCAAGTGGAATGGGAGTTAATTCATTTTGGTTAAATGCTGCCAAAGAAGATTTTTCATTTTTGGATATAGCAAAAGAATTACCAGATCATTTTATGGATAACTATTTAGATAACATAACACCTAAATTATCAGGTGGCAAAGAAATACGATGGAAAGATAGAGAAAGGTACTTAGAAGATGAAACTTGAAGATATGTCAAAAAAAGAGTTAGATGAATATGGGGAAACTCTTGGGTTAAAGCTAGATCGAAGAAAAAAGAAACAATATTTAATTGATGCTATCGAAAAAGAAATATTAACTCGGCAACACGATGATAATATGTTATCAGATTATGCAGCGAATGTTAGGCAATCTGAATTCATAATAGAAACTATTGTATATGGAATATTGATAATTGGTGTTATTGGTGTTATCAGCACGAGTATATGATTACATTAGATAATATCAAACAAATGGTCGCCAAAGGTACACTGTGTCCATATGCATTTAATACATATGAACTAGGACCACAAGGCAGACAACGATTCTGTTGTGTATGGAAGGAGCAAGCATTACTTGATGAAGATGGCAACCAACTAACGGTTAATAATAGCACCATACAAGATGCATGGGATAGCACACAACTCAATCAAATCCGTGCAGATATGCTTGATAGCAAACAAGTGAAGGGGTGTGAACGCTGTTACCATGAAGAACAATCATCGTCAGCAAGTTTGCGTTTGCAAGAAAGCCATCGTATACTGGAAGTACCAGAAGATACGGCATATTTCGTTGATACAATAAATGAATTTACAAACACAGGTAAGGTGAAGCATATTAGACGAATGGATTTGCGATTAGCATCATTGTGTAATATTGCTTGTGTAATGTGTACTCCAGATATATCCACAACCTCCGCCAGAGAAGCAAAAAAAATACTTGATAAGGATCAACGATTTGCAGAATTTACCAACTATAAGCCTATATTTGAAAATGAGGTCGATTTTGGGTTAGATCAGAAATATATGCAAGATGTGCAAGATAACATACATCATGTAAATAAAATATTCTTTATAGGCGGTGAACCAAGCGTAATGCGATCTATACCAATTCTATTACAGTATTGCATAGATCAAGATATAGCAAAAAATATAGAAGTTCAATTTAGCATTAATGTTACTAACTTAGCACAACGAAGTGTTGAACTATTATCACATTTTAAGTCTGTGCAAATAACATTGTCGATTGATGGTGTTGGAAAAGTAAACGAGTACATTAGATATCCCAGTAAATGGGATAAAATAATGGCTAATTTAGAGATATTAATGGATTTACCAGAACCATTTTGGTTCTCAACAGCACCAGTCCCAATGATATATAATGTATTGCATTGGCATGAGTTAATGCAGTTTTGGGATAGTATCAATAAAAATCTAATGATTGGGAGACAAATTTATGTTGGTCCGTGTGACTTAGTTGATCCGCCATTTTTAAAGTTCCAAAACTTGACACCAGCATTACGTCCATTAGCAATTGAACGATTGAAACAATGTTTTGACCTAGAAATGTATAACACCAATGATACCATATCAGAAAAAACAAAGTATATGATCTCTGAGTTAGAAAATAACACATTCAATGAAGATTATTATAACCAAATGGTTCAATACTCACAAATATTAGATAAGCACAGAAATCTAAATATGCATGAGTGTATTCCTGAATTAACAGACATACTATATAGTTAAGTTATATCTATCGGCTAATTCAGTAATCTTTTTAGTTAGTTTGCCACTTTTTGGATATTCCAATGGTTTTCTGTTTGAGTATTCTTCTTTATATAGTTTAGCTATCTTGTTAAATAGTCGTTTACCTAATTTTTTTGGTTTAGGTTTTTCTAAGTAATCTGCTAGTTCCCCTCAAATGTATAAATAATACTCATACATTTGAGGGGGAAATATGTGGATATACAATAATACAGAGTTAACAGCAATACCGAAAGATGCAGTAGGATTTATATATTTAATTACGAGAATTAACATTGACGCTTACCCAGAAGAACCAATGTATTACATTGGCAAAAAACACTTCCATTCTAAGCGAAAACAGAAGAACAGTAAACGGCGTAAAACCGTAGAATCTGACTGGCAAAAGTATTATGGGTCATCTGGAGTTCTAAAAGAGAGTATAAAAAAACACAGCAGAGACAACTTTCATAGAGAAATTATACGGATATGTTACTCAAAATCCGAAATGACATATCACGAGGTAATGGAACAAGTTAATCGCAGAGTACTAAAGTACGATAAATTCTCAATAATGAAGAAAAAGTACTACAATCTTAATATTCTAGGTAAATTTTACAAAGATACAATCTTTACGAATGCAGATAAAATTCGTATCAAAGAGTATATAGAAACAGCAGTTGATGAACATACCAAAGTAGCTGTTACCAATGGCACTGATACTAGATACATAAATACGTTGATTGAAGATGTTCCGGAATGGCTATCATTAAATTCAGAATGGCGAATAGGTTCAACTATACATAACACAGCTAGTGGTAAAGTTTGGGTAACAAACGATATCATTTCTAAACCGATATTCCCAGATGACATGCGTTTGTTCTTAGCTGATAATCCTTCTTGGCGGAAAGGTTTTCAAGCAATACCACGGTATTGTGTTGTTACTGATGGTGAGGACAATTTACACATTCTATGTGATACTGTTGATGAGTTCTTATCAAAGAACAATGATTGGTATAGTGGGTCCAAGATAAAAGGAAAATGTGTATCAGTTACCAATGGAGAGACCAATAAACGCATTAAGAAAGACCAACTTTTAGATTTTCTATCTGATAATAATACATGGAGAGAAGGCGGAAAATGCACAGTAGAAAAGGTTAACTATGTCTCTCTGATTAATCTTACCCAATTCAAACAAATGCAAATACCAGAAGAATATGCACCTCAGTATAAAGATGACGGTTGGGAAGAAGCAAACGGAAGAGTAATAAGTCATTACTTTAAATGGGTAACGAAAGGCACAACCAATGAAAAAATAAATCCATGTAAAATAGATGATTATCTAACTAATGGATGGAAGCTAGGACGTTATAACAACTTCAACAAAGGTAATGTAATGATGTTTAAAGATGGTGAATACGAGAGTGTTAAAAATGCTGATATAGACAAATACCTCGATAACTTATGGACTTTAAAAGGCAGACCACGAGGCAATCGCATTAATGTGCATAATGGAATAACCCAACGGTGGTTTAAAACACAAGACGAAGTGGATACTTTCTTACTTAAAAACCCGGATTATTTATTAGGACAAACACCAAGAAAAGCCTTTACAACCAACGGGGTTGTTCCGTGTGTTAATCTATTAACTAACAAAAAAGAAATGGTGAAGACTAGCATATATCAAGATGAGAAATACAAGACATATGTATCAGTTAACGAATTTAACAGCGGAAAGGTTACTATTTTGTTTGATAGCAAAGAATATACAGGATATCGCACGGAGTTAATAGATAACTACGGATTTCCACCAAGTGTGTTTACATTAAAAGACGGCGAAGAGTTCTTTCGCAAAAGAAATACCAAATACAACGGATTAACGATCAAACGCAACGGATAATACACTCAGATATAAAAGGATATTTTAAAAAGGACAAATGGACCAACAATTAATACTTGATATCTACCAATACATCGGTTCTGCCACTGGCATGATTGGTGGCATTATGATTGCATGGCACACCCAATATAGCAAGTATGGGTTTATCTTTGCGACGGTTGCATCAATATTCTTGGCATTGTGGTGTTATCTTAGTCAAGAATGGGGTTATTTTGCATTAAATCTAGTTTACTTTGCTATTGATGTGTTTGGTGTATACCGATGGTTCTATTCACCTACCCATCGTATATCTCATTGACTATTAACCAAATCTATGATATACGACATGAATAATGCCACCCTCTGAATGGGGAAAGCTAAATAATAACCCATAACAGAGGAATATTAAATTGACAAATCATGAAATTATAGTAGAACAGATGGAAACTTATCTTGCAGAGAATGTGAAACTTACCGAAAACGGTGTAAAGGCTAGTGCAGCAAGGGCTAGGAAAGCATTACAGGAGATTTCTAAATCTATCAAAGAACGTAGGAAAGAAATTATGGATGAAAAAGCCGCTATTTAATGGCAAAAGAAGCAGGAATAAATGTAGAAGGTGTAGTATCGGAGGTTCTACCTGGCAATAAATGCAGGGTAGAACTTAATGGCATTGATAAAGAAATCATTTGCTATCTTTCTGGTAAAATGAGGAAAAACAAAATTAGAGTACTGATGGGCGATAACGTTGAAGTAACAATGAGTCCATATGACCTAACCCAAGGAAGAATCACACGGCGGAATTAATTATCACCAAGTAAGCATAGTTTAATGCTAAATACAGTTAAATTATACTTTTAAAAGGATGGTAAAAATAATATGGCATATCAAACAGTTAATACCGGATCTAGTGCAAATGATGGTACCGGCGATCAATTAAGAACAGCATTTGACAAAATCAATGACAACTTCAGTGAGGTTTATGCTGAATTAGGTGGCACAAGTTTATCTAATGTCAGTATAACGGCTAATACTATAAGCACGGATGATGCCAATGGTTCATTGACTATTGCACCAAATGGTAGTGGAACAATCATTTTAGCAAATGCAGTCTCTGCATCAAG